CTTAGCAACCCTAGTTTAGAGGGTGGGCATAGCCTTCGCTCTTGGGGTGAGAGGTTAGGTAATTACAAGGACGACTATCAAGGTGGTTGGGAAAGGTGTACCCGAGAGATGGTGGAGTATTGCCGACAGGATGTTAGGGTTACTAAGGCTTTATATAAGCACCTCGATGAACAAGAGAATACAACGTCATCAGAGATAGAACACAAGACTGCTGACATCATCAAGAAGCAGACCGACAATGGTATGTTACTCGATGAAAAGAGAGCGTATGAATTACTCGCTGAGATGAAAGAGATGGTTATCTATATAGAAGATGAGGTACACGCAAGGTTTGAACCTCTACCTGTATGGATACCTCTCCATTGGTTAGGTGATAGGACTCACACAAAAGACGGAAGGAAGTCAGTAAACTACCTGAAGCAATTAGACAAGGGTGCTTACTGGCGACTCGAAGAAGGCTTGAAACCTGAAGAAGAGTGGGGATACTATGAGTATCCTGAGTTCAATCTCGGCTCTCGTCAGCAGATTGCTAAGTATCTACAGCACTTCGGTTGGAAACCTACAGCACATACTGATAAAGGTAATGTTATTGTAGATGAGAAAGTTTTGAAGACTGTGGACATACCTGAAGCAAAGTTGATAGTGGATTATCTGACAATAACTAAGCGTATCGCTATGGTTAAAAGTTGGGTAGAAGCAGTCGATGAGAACACTGGTAGGGTACACGGACAAGTAAACCCTTGTGGTGCAGTGACGGGACGAATGACTCACTCCAAACCTAACTGCGCTCAAGTACCTGCAACCAAGTATGATGATGAAGGTAATATTCTATGGGGTTTTGATGGTGGCTATGGTGCTGACTGTCGTGACCTATGGATTGTACCTGACGGATATAGTTTGGTAGGTGTAGACGCTAGTGGTCTCGAGTTGAGAATGTTAGCACACTATATGAATGACTCTAAGTACACTAAAGAAGTAGTCACTGGTGACATTCATACTGCTAATCAGAAGTCAGCAGGACTGAAGACTAGGGACCAAGCCAAGACTTTCATCTATGCGTTCCTATATGGAGCAGGTGATGTTAAGATAGGTCAGGTTGCAGGCGGTGGCGCACCTCGTGGTCGTCTACTCAAAAAGAACTTTCTAGATAATACTCCTGCACTAAAGAATCTTAGAGATAAGGTTCGTCAGACCAGTAAGAAAGGATGGGTACAAGGATTGGATGATAGGAAACTACACATACGTTCTGAACACTCAGCACTTAACACTCTACTACAGAGCGCAGGTGCAGTAATAATGAAGAAGGCTTTGATATTGCTAGACGGATATGCAAGGCTATATAATATAGACTACAAGTTTGTACTTAATGTACACGATGAGTTCCAATGTGAAGTCAGGGAAGACCAAGCAGATTTCTTCGGAGGTCTTGCGGTTGGTTCAATAGTACAAGCCGGTGAATCTTTTAACTTAAACTGTCCACTGGACGGTCAATATAAGGTAGGTAAAACGTGGCAACAGACACACTGATAGAAGACATATATCAAATGATAGACACCAAGAAGATTGAGTTTGGTGTAGATGTCGATAAAATAATAGATGACTTCGGTGAGAACGTGAAGCAGATATTAAAGAATAATATTACAGAACACGAGTTTGATAGACGTAAACTTCGTATGTCTAACATAGGTAAGAAAGATAGACAACTGTGGTATTCTTACAATGGATACAAGGGTGAGGAACTTATGCCACACACTCGTATTAAATTTCTCTACGGTCATTTGATTGAAGAGATGGTACTCGCCCTCGCTAAACTATCAGGACACACGGTTACTGATACACAAAAGAAAGCAGAAGTGGGTGGTATCAAAGGGTCTATGGACTGTAAGATTGATGGCATAGTGACTGATGTTAAGTCATCATCACCTTACGGGTTCAAGAAATTCAAGGATGGTTCCCTTATTAATGATGACCCCTTTGGATATGTAGACCAAATCAAAGGCTATGCTCATTCAGAAGGTGAGACAGAGATGGGTTGGTTAGTTATGGATAAGACCAACGGACATCTGACCTACCTGAAGTATGATATGGCTGATGAATCTAAATGGTACTGGACTAAACTAAACTTCTTCTCAATAGTAGAAAGGATTAAGGCTATTAAGAATGTGGTTAAGTTATCCGAGCCACCTAAGAGATGTTATGAACCAATCCCCGATGGCAAGTCAGGTAATATGAAGTTGCCTGTAGGTTGTAGTTACTGTGCCTATAAGCACGAGTGTTGGGGGGATGACCTCAGAACATTCATCTATGCTAATGGACCTCGTTACTTAGTTAAAGTCGAGAATGTACCTAATGTTATAGAGGTGGATAAAGATGGCAACAAAGTTTCGGTCTAAGTTAGAGAAGGAATGTTCCATAGCACTAGGTAAGGAATGGAAATATGAATCCTGTAGAGTAGCCTATACGATACGAAAGAACTACACCCCTGACTTTGTTAAGGGTAAGTATTATATTGAGGTTAAAGGGTTCTTCAGGAGCGGGGATAGACAGAAGTATAGGTCTATTGCTGAACAATTAAAGTTTGAAGGTAAGGAACTAATCTTCTTAATGCCTCGCCCTGATTCCAAAGTTGCTAAAGGAAACAAGATTACTTATATTCAGTGGTGTAATAAGTATGACATTAAAATATTTTCCACTGAACAGATAGAGGAATTAAAACAATGGACGAAGTAAGAGTAAACAAAAATACTAGAGCAGGTGCAGAAGGTAAGGATATCTTCTGTCCTCATTGCCATACATTAAGTAGAGTGTATCACTTTTCGTGGTCTGCCTTTACTTGTAATCACTGTAGTACAGATGTCGATAAGGAAGACTGGCTTTTGACTGATGTTTCATATAAGGGTGTATTAGAACCTAGACATCCACCAGCACCACCTATGTCCCCTTTCGAGCAGATGACAGAACAACAGAATAGTTCACCAGTGAACAAAAAAATCAATCCTAGTCATTATAAACAGGGTAAAATTGAGGTCATAGATTTTATTATGGACCAAAAGATGGACTATCTTACAGCGAATGTACAAAAATATATCTCTCGTTGGAGGTTCAAGGATGGTGTGTGTGACTTGAAGAAGGCTCGATGGTTCTTAGATAAACTTATAGAACAGGAGGAAGAACGAGGTGGCACTGACACTGAATGAACTCAAAGAACAGATAGTACAGGAAGGTGTAGACCCCTGTGCCTTATGTGAAATTTTAGATATATCTTCGGAAGAATTACTACACGAATTTGAAGATAAACTTATCGCTAAACGAGAGGAGTTTGAAGATAATGATGACAATAACTACTGAGAACTTTATACTTCTCGTCAGTGCGCTCTTAACACTAGGAGCCTATATGATATATAGACACGGACAGAAGACATACGACAGAGGAATTACTGATGCAGTGCTTATGCACAGGCAAGGTCGTTTGAAGTATAAAGATTATTTAGATGGTGATGGTAAGAAGATGGTAGACATTAAGATTGAACCTATAGATGAAGACTAACAAACCACATCCCGTTAAAAACAAATTAGAGTATGCCTTGAGGTATGATAGGCTGTGGCATACTAAAACTATTACAGACAAAAAGAAAGAACAAAAGAAGAGAGGAGGACATTTAAGTGAAGACATTACCGAATGACTATCAAAATTTTATAGCACTCAGCAGGTATGCTAGGTGGCTACCCGAAGAAAACAGACGAGAGACTTGGGAAGAGACTGTCGCTCGTTACTTCGATTTTATGGAAGAACATCTGAAGGAAAATACTAATGCAACATTAGTTCCTAAGACTAGGAAGATACTGGAAGAAGCGGTACTGAATCTTGAGATTATGCCTAGTATGAGAGCTTTAATGACATCAGGTGGAGCTCTTAAAGATAATAATATTGCAGGGTACAACTGTGCCTACCTAAGTGTAGACCACCCAAAAGCATTTGATGAATGTTTATATATTCTTATGCACGGTACTGGTGTAGGCTTTAGTGTCGAGAGACAATTCATCAATAAGCTACCTGATATACCTGAACAAGTAGTGGATGTTGATGATACCATTGTAGTACAGGATAGTAAGGAAGGTTGGCAGTCAGCATTCAGAAAACTAATCAGTTATCTGTTTGATGGTGAAGTACCACAATGGGATACATCTAAGGTTAGACCTAAAGGTTCTAGACTCAAGACATTCGGTGGTAGGGCTAGTGGTCCTGAACCACTGGTGGACTTATTTCTATTCTCTTGCAACATATTTCGTAATGCGTCAGGTAGGAAACTGAACTCTTATGAGTGTCACCGTCTGATGTGTAAGATAGCAGAGGTTGTTGTGGTTGGAGGTGTGCGTAGGTCTGCACTTATCAGTCTATCTAATCTAACTGACGAGCGTATGCGTGGTGCTAAGACAGGACAATGGTGGATAGACACACCCGAGATGGCACTCAGTAATAATTCTGTCTGCTATACAGAGAAGCCTGATATGGGTATCTTTATGAAAGAGTGGCTATCACTATATGAATCCAAGTCAGGTGAGCGTGGTATATTTAATAGGGAGTCTGCAATAAAGCAGGTGGCTAAGAGTGGTAGGAGAGACACCGAACACGAGTTTGGATGTAACCCCTGCTCTGAGATTATACTCAGGGACGGACAGTTCTGTAATCTGACAGAGGTAGTGATTAGAAATACTGATTCAGTGGCTGACCTAAAGAGAAAGGTAAGACTCGCTACGATACTCGGGACATTCCAAGCATCACTAACAAATATCAAGAGACTTAGGAAGAAGTGGGTTACTAACACAGAGGAGGAAGCACTCTTAGGTGTATCACTCACAGGTATTATGGATAACTCTTTTATGAACGGTGTCAGCAGGAAAGACTGGGGATGGCACGACAAGAAGACCCTACCTGATTTCCTTCTAATGTTAAAGAAGGAAGCGATAAAGATTAACAAGGAGTGGGCGGAGTCATTAGGAATTAATCCTGCTACTTCCATAACTGCTATCAAACCTAGTGGTACTGTCTCTCAACTGGTAGATTCAGCGTCAGGTATTCACCCGAGACATAGTAGGTATTACTTACGTAGAGTCAGAGCAGATGTTAAAGACCCTATCGCACAACTGATGAAGGACGAGGGCATACCTTGTGAACCTGATGTTATGAAACCTGATAGTGTTGAAGTGTTCACCTTCCCTATTAAAGCACCTGAGACTGCGGTGTTCAGGGATGACAGGACAGCAATAGAACAACTAGAACTGTGGCTTATGTATCAAGAATACTATTGCGAACATAAGCCTAGCATAACTGTTAGTGTTAAGGAACACGAGTGGATGGAGGTAGGTTCTTGGGTTTACGAGAATTTTGATAAGGTGAGTGGTGTGTCATTCTTACCACACTCAGACCACACTTATCAACAGGCTCCATATGAGGAGTGTACTAAGGGCGTCTACCTCGAGGCTCTTGCTGATATGCCTGAAGCAGTAAACTGGGCTAGAATCAAAGAATACGAACTCTCAGACACTACTAAAGGTATGAAAACTATGGCGTGTACTGGTAGCGTATGTGAATTTGTGGATTTAACTGAAGAAGAAGGAGATAAAGAATGAAATATTTATTATTGATAGTATTATTATTGTTGACAGCTTGTGCCGAATTTCAGACCAAGATGGATATGATGCAGAACGAACAGATGACTTGTGCGGAAGCAGATGAATCTCTGTGTGCAGGGTGGAAGGTGTGACAGAAGAGACAGAAGAATTTATGGAAGATGTATACAAAAAAGAATTAGGTCTTAGCTTTGCAACAGTAGACAGTGGAGTAGCTGTCGGACTTATTGATTTTACACAGGACTCAGAATACAGGAGGTTATATGAGAGTCAGTCTAATGAGGAAACTCTGGAAAGAAAAGGTGACAGTCCCCCTTCTACAGAAACAAGTAGACAAAACACTGAAGCAAGTTGATGTTAAACTTAAAGAAAGGAGAAAAAATGTTAGATAAAATAATGAGAGGTGCTGATGGTGCGATTGATGTAGGTATTAAGTTAATCAGCTTATCCATAGTATTGCAAATTATATTTGGTAATCAAGTAGCATTCCTAACTGGGGACGTTATCGGTTCAATACTAGATATAGTCTGGACTTTGGGTAACGCCGGTTTAGCTGGTATTATCGCAGCTGTAATCGTCTGGAAGCTATTAGATAAAGATATAACTAGTGGCGGAAAGTAAAACACCTAAAGACACTTGGGGTCTCGTCCGTATGGATGGGACTTCCAAGCTACAATGGGAATTAAAGAAGAAAGAAAAGAAGAAAGACAACCCTAGATTATGGAGGTCAGACTGGCGAAAATGAGCCATTTTACCCCTACCCTACCCCTTACTCACCCTGAGAAGTCCTCGAGAATCGAAGATTTGGAGCTCGAAAAGTTCACTGGTGAACTAATTATGAGGAAATATTATGAATGAAGCAAAAATAATCAAAGCGTTGAATAGTTTAAACTATGACTTTGAACCTATGGATGACAAGTTTTCTAGGTACGATGCTTTCGATAAAGAGCGCGGGATTATGCTAGAGATTAAATGTAGGAATAGACATTACTCTGATACTCTATTAGAGAAGATGAAGTACGAGTGGAATAAGAAGTTTGCCAAGGACCACGACCTAGATTTTCTATACGCAGTATCTATGCCTACTACTAAGGTTAATAATTATGTAGTCTATCTCTTCGACCCTATTAATATGGAAGAGATGGATGAGTATGATTTTAAATGGCACATAAAAAAACTCCCTGCAAACACTGAGTTCAAAGGGAGTGAATGGGTAGATAAGGAAGTGGGCTATCTACATATTGATGATGCTATCTTGTCTCTGACCGAGAAGACGAGTCACTGAGCATACCACCTGAGATACTTACTGTACCCATAAGTCTTCTCATCGCAGCGTAGCGTTCCTTACGGAGCATTTCAGCAGAAGGTTCTACTTCTAGCATTGCTTTGCGTACGTCTGACATATCTCTAAGGATTACTTCCCCCTTACCTCCGGGACCTCGCCTACCACCTATCCTTCTCTCAGCCCACCCCGGTGCTAGTTCTGTTCTAACTTGAGGCTTAGTAAATCCTTTTTGAATAGTCTTGACCTCATCAATATTGGTCATAGTTAAAGTAGGTTTATTACCTTGCAACTTACTTAATCCTGTTTGTCTCGGTTTAATTCTTGGTAGATTAAAGTGCATAGGAGGACTGACAGTTATTAATCTTTTTAGGTTCCTACCTAATATTGCTTCCATTAAATTATGTTCATCACTCATAACAGTGAAGCCATCACCATCTAATTTTAGTTTGGTTCTAAAGTTTACACCGCCTTCAACTACACCGGAACCCGCCCTACTAAATGTAAACCAAACTCCATCCTTATCTTTCTTTACTCCACTTAATTTATGTACTTCATCCTTACCTGTGATTTTATTTTTCTTCTTATATGTCACCTTACTTATGTTCTCATATAATTCATCGACAGTTTTAGGCATTGATTTAATATGGAAGGCTTGAGAAGCTACTGCATTTAATTGAGCTGAATGATTGAAGTCATTCCAATGGTCACCACTCTTGTTAGATACAGGTCTCTTAATTGTTACTAAATCACCTTTACCATAAGCAAGTTGTTTCCCTTTAGACATTTGAAAAGCCACATCATCTAATCCTGCCCAGTTAGCTACTTTATTTAAGCCTTTCTTTCCGGTATCTAACAATACTTGACCTAAATTCTTCTTCCTCCAAGCACTCATAATATGTCTTTCTACAGACAGAAGTTCATCATCTGTCAAATGTTTACTCACATCACCCATCGCTTTAGCATTAGCATAACCATAAAAACCTTTCGTCAGGGGTCTCGTTACGTCCCCTACCTCATCAACGTAGACAGCCCTAGACACAACATCATCTAATACTTTTGTATCCCC